GATTCAACGTAAAGCGGCGTCCCGGTTGCATAATCATTCGTTGCATGGTTTCCCCATCCATAGGCCGTGTCCCCGTTCCCTGCCTTGCTGGTGATGTCGTTGCTCACCGCCGGCCAGGATGCTGCGTTCGGTGTTACAACGTTGCTTACCGCGCCCCAGTTTGGATCACTTTCCACATAAAGCGGAGTCCCGGTCGCATAGTCATTTGTCGCATGGTTCCCCCACCCGTAAGCCGTGTCGCCATGACCTGCCTTGCTGGTGATGTCATTGCTTACTGCCGCCCAATTCGGGTCGGATTCAACGTAAAGTGGCGTCCCGGTCGCATAGTCATTTGTCGCATGGTTCCCCCACCCGTAAGCCGTGTCGCCATGACCTGCCTTGCTGGTGATGTCATTACTCACCGCTGGCCAGGATGCCGCGTTCTGTGTTACAACGTTACTAACCGCACCCCAGTTCGGATCGGATTCAACATAAAGCGGTGTCCCGGTTGCATAGTCATTTGTCGCATGGTTTCCCCATCCATAAGCCGTATCGCCATGACCGGCCTTGCTGGTGATGTCATTGCTTACCGCGCCCCAACTCGGGTCGGATTCAACGTATACCGGCGTGCCAGTGGCTAGTCCGTTCGTACTCCAATTCCCCCACCCGTAGGCCGTATCACCATGCCCGGCCTTGCTAGTTATGTCATTACTTACCGCACCCCAGTTCGGATCACTCTCAACGTAGAGAGGTGTCCCGGTGGCATAGTCATTCGTCGCATGGTTTCCCCACCCGTAGGCCGTGTCGCCATGACCTGCCTTGCCGGTAATGTCATTACTCACCGCTGGCCAGGATGCTGCGTTCGGTGTTACAACGTTACTTACCGCGCCCCAGTTAGGGTCGCTCTCCACATAGATTGGTGTTCCAGTGGCATAGTCATTCGTCGCATGATTTCCCCACCCGTAGGCCGTGTCGCCATGACCTGCCTTGCCGGTAATGTCATTACTGACCGCTCCCCAATTCGGGTCGGATTCAACATACACTGGCATTCCCGTGGCTCCATTTGTCACGCATCCCGAAAGTATCCTGGTAATAGGATTATAACTAAGAAAATTACTGGATGATGCAATAGACACAAAATTGGTCATTGTGGTGTAAATGTTGGTCCCAGAATAGGATTTAATAAACCGTCCGCTTACCCCATCAAATACTGCATAATCCCCGTCCGCTACCACTCCCTTCGTTACCACGGTCGGATAATACACCTGACTAAACGCGGTCCCGGCCATCAATAATATTACCGCTATAATCTTTCCCATAAAAACACCTCTTATTCTTTCTCTGCGTCCTCTGCGGTGAATTATTCCGAAAGCGGTTCAATCCTTACCACTCCCGCCGATCCACCGGTCGCGTTGATAAATTTTGCCGCCTTGGCCCAGGCCGCTGATCTCACTATCGGCGCCATTCCCTTCGGCAACAACATTCCGGCGCCGGCCGCAACCGGATCCGTTCCGTCAAGTGTTACCAGGACATCGTTCGTCTTGACCGATATTTCAACGTGCGTGACTGGACTCGCCAGCGTCGCCACTGCAATCTGCACTACTGTCCCGCCCACCGCTAATTCTTCCCCGACAACACTGTTCGCTGCCGGCCTTAACTGATTCTCTGAATTTGTTATTCTTGAATATGCCATGTCTTACCTCCAATTTTATTTTTGCTTCCTAATTTCCAATTTCACTTTAAAAACTTCACCCTCCGGACCACTCCCTGTTGATCAATTAAACTATCCTCCAGCCGGCTTAATTCCTCGTCCGCCCGGGCCATCATCCGCCCCTTGGCCTCCATATCAATCAGCCAATCCGCATGGACCGCGTACTTAATATAAGTCCGTAAAAACGATGGAAAATCTATCGGCTTCCAATACGCCGTTTCTGAATCCGGCGATTTATTTGTGCTACTCTGCAACGCCCGGTAGCTCGTTCCTGTACTTGCTAGATAACACACATCATAAATCGCATATGCTGTTGCGCCAGCCCAGGCCGTCAAACTAAATTCCGGGGTTATCGGACGATATTTCAACCAGGGCACATACGGCGCCGTGTCCGTTGCCACCAGGATCGCCTCCCCGTAAAATGATATATTATCCAGGGCCCCCACGGTTGGGTTCAATCGTGGATCATTATCAAAAATACAGTCCTCCAGGTCCACCGCCCCGATCTCGTTCTCCCCTTCCTGTTGAAAGTCTATCGTCCGTAGAAAATTATCTCCCACCACTTCCCACCAGGTCGTCTCCACGTCCGGATTCTTCCCTACATTTGAATCCTGCAAACTGATGTAATAATTTTCGGTGCCGTCCGTCGCCACATGATACACCTCATCCCCGGTCGCATAGTTCAAACCCGCATCCCATGTCGCCCGATATTGTCTCTCTTCAACCGCCATTATCTCCGGCCAAAACGCCTGTTCCCATACGGTCTTCATGCGTTCATTGATCATGTCGGCAATATTTGTCATCTCTGCGGCCGATACCGTTGCAGTCAGCGGATCCCACCCTCGCATCCGGCATATCGCCTCATATACGCTCTTTACTGTGCACGTCTTCATAATTTTCTCTTCATTCTGACTACTGATACACTTTTCTAAAACTCACCCTTCCAAACCTATTCCTCATCCCATTCTGTGATGATCCTTTGTCAATCCCAAAATAAAACCTGTCCTGGTCTTTCCAAAATTCTTCCGCACCGTGTCCCGTAACCACTTCCCGTCCCTCGTTATTAACCGCGTTCATCACTGTCTGCACCGATAGTTCCCGCACCATCCGGCCACCGTCAAAATCCCTGTATTCCTTCCTCTTCTTCGCCCTTATTTCATCTATTCTTTTGCACTTCTCCAACATCTTCCGCTTCCAGCTCATTTTCGTCTTCCTTTCAATTTTGCCCGAAGCCGGGCGACTCCGTTACAACAATATTCCTACACTCCACCCTGCCCCGCCCCTGTTACGGCCTCTTCCGTCTGCACCGGCAACCCGGGCAATGCCGTCTTCCCGCCCTGTCTTCCAATCTCCGCATTGACCCCAAATTGTTCCGTCAGCATTTCCATCCGTTTTAACCGGCTATCCAATATCATCATCTTGTCCGGCGCCATATCGTTAAACACTTCCGGATTGGCCGCCTGTAAATCCCGGTAAAGTTGTAATCGGATCGCATAATTAACACTCCCATCATCCGGTAAAACCGGCTCTGTCCCCGCCCGGATCTTCTGGTATTGCCGGACCTCATCCTCTATCTCGTCCCGGTTAGCCGTATCCACGTCTTTCAATGCCGATTCCGCCAACTCCGGCGACAATCTCCATAACAAGGCGCTCACTATTGGCGCACTCTGTATGGTCTGGTCCCGGTCCATCGCCATCAATAAATTCTTAATTATTTCCCCTACCACCTTCAAATATTCAATGTCCATGTCCCGTGGATCAAACACCAATTCCAAATCGTATTGCCCTTGTATTTCCTCATTGCTCCGCAGGATCGGTTTTCCTTCCTTGTTTGTTACCCTCTGCACCAGTTCGTCCGGAGCGTATTGCTGACATAATGCAAATATCTGCGATAATGCTTCCCTTACGTTTTGTAAAAACCATAAAATCTTAAATTCGCGTTGCAACGCCACTATGCCTTCCGGCACATCTACCCCGGGCCGGCCAAAATATTCATTGTGTTGCTGACTTAATTGCTTAATCATGTTTTCCGTCGTCACTGGATATTTCGGCGGATCCATGAATTTCAAATCACCATCCCGTTTGAGTATCAATTCCTTTAATGGTCCGATCCGTAACGCGCCCATCCGTTGCCGACCCCGTGAAAGGATCGGCGGCACCCCGGAAAGCTGTGCTGAATCCCCAAAACTGTCAAAATACATCTTTAATAGTCCCTGCGCCGGTCCGGCGATCTGTGCAATACCCCGGGAATCAAGCATTCGGCTTGAAAGCACCTCTCTCTGGAATACATGACCAGGATATTTCCCGTGCGCGTAACTCAATAAACGTGTTTCAAAAGCTGGTACGTCCACGTCCTGATGAAATGTGATAAAATACTTCCCGGGAACTCCGTCCTCGTCAATCGCCATGTAATGCGCCGTTAATATCTGGTATAAACCTGTGTAATAAATCGCATCCCGCGTAACCAGGCTTCCGTCTTTGTCATATACATAAGTCTGAAACGCCGCCACCCCTTCCTGCCCGTTTTCCCTGGTTCCATCGTCCTTGAGTTTACCAACGACACCTTCTACAAACTCTTTGCTCCATCCATCCGATATTTGCCGTTCCAGTATCTTCGCCTTGCTCATCCATTCCGCTTCAAACCATATCGGCGCATCCTGAAAGTCACTTGTGTTCGCCGCAATAAACCAATCTTCGTAAATCCGTTTCGCGCATACATCCGGTCCATCCCGTTTGATATACGGCATCGGAAACTCTGCAAATCCTGTCTTCCGTAAATCCCGCACCACCTGTCTTGCCCGCTTTATCTTTATCGGGTAAAACTGCATCAGTAAATCGGTCAAGTCCTGTTCCCCAAACTCCTGATCTACCATTGCTGTCTGAAAATCACTCGCCGCCTGCTGCGCCTGATTGATTATATCTTCCTCCGCTCCTGCGTCCGGCGTAGCCGTCTCGGCGAAGACGGAAACCACCCTCGCTACATAACGTTCCATCAGTGTCTTTGTATCCACCCGTTCTAAACGCAACGCCATCTCCCGCCGCCAGTTTATCCCAAGCAATCCCACCCCGGGCGCGTCTCCCAGCATGTAGTTTGCCAATTTGATCAACTCCCGGATCCAATTCACCCCAAGATAATTTCGCAATACCCAACGCATGAATATTGCCATGTTGCCAGCTTGTTTCAGATCGCTCTGTTCTGTTCCCCGGAAGTTTATCTGCGCCCGCATTGCCGCTGTAATCAACAACATCACGTCTTCGTTAATCGTAATGTCTGCCAGGCGCACCCGCGTATCACTCGCCCCTTCAAACGGCTCCGGTTCTTCACCAATATTAGCCGCATGCTTTAACCCGTCCGCCGATTGACCATCCCATTTGCAAAACCGGGCGGATTCACCATCCACCCGTGTTGTCCAAATAGCATCCTTGCTCTCGTTCGCAATCCGTTCCGCCTCGGCTTTCAATTCAACCAGTGTCGGTCCTTCCATTCGCACTCCTTCTTGTAGGGGTCGCACTTGCGTGTGTCTTTTCTAACACTTCGGTCGTATCGGCGCTTCGTCCTTACCCCGAAACGCCGATACTCCGATACGTCTTTACCGAATAACCTTGAAGTAGAACCGCACTTCGCCCGCTGTGTTCTGCGAAAGCGAATTAACTGAGTTCGGTGTGAACACAAAGTCAATCGTGTCCGCCGCCGTATAAACTTTCCGGCCCGATGCGCTATCGGTCAGCGCTGTCACCCGCGTCTGCGATTCCGTCTGCGCCGTTATGTTCGTCAGGACGTCCGCGGTCGTCGGACTGCCGTAGGCCGTTACCGCCGCCGCCGTGGTATGCGCGGCAAACCCGGTGATCGCCGCCGCCGTGGTCGGTGTGCCTAACGCCGTTATCGCCGCAACAGTTTCATGTGCGCCAAACCCTGTTATCGCTGCCGCCGTGGTCGGTGTGCCTAACGCCGTTATCGCCGCAACAGTTTCATGTGCGCCAAACCCTGTTATCGCTGCCGCCGTGGTCGGTGAACCCAACCCCGTTATCGCTGCCACAGTCGTAGGCGTACCCAACCCGATGATTGCCGCAACGGTTTCATGCGCGCCAAATCCAGTTATCGCTGCCGCTGTGGTTGGAGAACCCAAACTATCCAGCACTGTGGCATATTGAGTAGTCACATTTGTTATTGCGCTGACTGCCACACCTTCCGCATTCGTCAGCGGAGCGCCAGTTGAATCGTATAATGTCCCGGAGTATTCCAAGACAAAATTTGTTACAACAGACTTGGTTATTGGACTTCCATACGCTGTAACCGCATTGACCGTCGTCGGTGTGCCAAGTCCAGTTATAGCATTGCTGGTCGTGTGCGCCTCAAATCCGGTTATGGCATTCGACGTGGTCGTACTGCCATACGCCGTAACCGCATTGGCCGTCGTCGGTGTGCCAAGTCCAGTTATAGCATTACTGGTCGTATGCGCGCCAAATCCGGTGTAAGCGTTCGCCGTGGTTGGTGTGCCCAACGCCGTAAGCGTATTACTTGTCGTGTGCGCGCCAAATCCGGTGTAAGCGTTCGCCGTGGTCGGTGTGCCCAACGCCGTAACGGCGTTCGCCGTGGTCGGTGATCCCAACCCCGTCAAGGCCGCTGTGGTTTGTTTGCTGACATTCGTCATGTTCGCGCTCGTCGCTGTGGTCACTCCCTGATATGCGCGTCCAAACTTACTCCAGACTTCCGTCTTGTTGCTGTCCAATTCGGTGCTGTCCAGGTAGAAGTCCGCTCCCGCAGCGCCGTCGCCGACGGTAACCAGGACTGATCCGGTGGCGTTGTTGCCGGCATTGAACGCCGTCACCAATTCCATGCCGATCAACTCCACGCGTTGTTTGGCCGCTACATTGAACAGGTTACTGATCGTTTGCGACGTGTTCACGTTCGTCTCTGTCATGTCCGCATACGTGAATGTCGCCACATGCGTTGCGCCAACAAATCCGCGTTCCTGTTCCAGGACAGGATGATATTCCGCGCCGAAGGCGCAATCACCTGTGGCGATCAGTCCCGCCAGGAGAGCGCCAACACCAAACGCCAGCGCCATACTTAAAATTTTCTTAATTTTCATCATGCTTTTATCCTCCTATACGTTTGAATCAAACATATCAGTCGGCGTGTCTGTATTTTATACAGACACGCCGTTACACTGATACTCCGATACTCTTATTAACTGTTACTCAACACACTGCACTGTCCCAGCATGTTCAGACCTTTCAGGAGATAGCACGCATCATGATAACCGCGGGGTCCGCCCGATTTAGTCGGCTCAATGACTGCCATCGGATTCTGCAAGAAACAGAGTTCCCACATGTCCATATCCAGAAACAATCCGCTCTTCGGAGTATAGGCTGACGCCACTCCGTCCGCTTCCGTGCACATCAGGTACCAACTCGGGAATGTTTTGACCGTGCCCGCGTCAAAATCAAAGAAATTGACCGAATGAATCAACTTCTTTTCGCTCGCGTTGATATTGTAGTTCACCAACGATGCCGCCTCGTCCGCTTCCGCATCCGGATCCCGCTGCGCCCAGGTGCTCATCTGGTCTTTCAGGTCAATCCCAACATAACCCGTCAGATCAACAGGCCCTTTCTTCGCCGTTGCGGCCGATTTCAGCATGGTCCGCATATTGGCCGGACCAAAACTGGCAACCGCGCCAGTATATTGCGATGCACTTGCCGGACGAAAGTTCGTCGGCACGGGTTTGACACTCTGTGCTCCGGGTTGGATCCAACTGAACGCGCCTCTGCTTCGGAATGGCGTTGATCCGGCTTCTACTGCCGTATCACAGTCCGAAAGCAACTGCTTTTCAATCATCTGCGCCAGGATCAGGCCGTCATCCTTCGCCTGTTTGCTCTCTTCGTTTTCCACTCCGGCTGTCTTTGTCAACCCCGCCAGTTTACTGACCATCCAACCTTCCGTCATAAGCCACATGGCATACGCTTCCGCGTATTCCCGCGTGGTATGAGTAAAGGCTGCGATATCAGTTCCGTCCAGTGTTCCTGTGAACTTCCGGTCCGGATATATCTGCAACGGCCATTGACTCAACATCTGCACCGGTTTCTTACCCCGGCGCAAAAGCCGCGAAAACGGCACCTTCTCCGACTCTGCAATAAAGATGGTATTGCCCACCTCTTGCTTCTTTAACACCAAATTAGTCTCATACATTCCTGGCATAGTTGTCCTTCCTACTCGGCTATTTTTACTCCGACACGCCGTTACTCCCTGCCCGCAATGCTTCGCATAGCGATGCAGGCGGGCGACACGTCGTTACATCTTCTGTCAGCCAAGTATCTTTAAATATTGTTCTTCCAGGGCTGAACTATTGGCGCCTTTCTTAATGAACTCTTCCTGGTTGAATATTGCTCTCGCTTTCGCGGTCCCGCTTATCGGCGGTCCCCCGGCCGGGCCTTTGCCCCTCGGCAATACCGGCGGTAGAGTAATTTTCTTCTCGGCTATCTTGGTTTTCCGCGCCCGGCGTATTTTCTGGCCTTCCATCAAATCTTCCCGCAACGCGTTGGTCCCGCGCTCAAGCGCATTCCGCGCCTTTACACCAATCTCCTCCAGCCGATCCTCCACCCGTATTTCTTGCTGCGCTATTTCACGGGCCGTCATGCTGGGGTCTTTCTCCCCTGTGCCTTCATAATCCATCCCGCGATGTTCGCGCAACCAGCAGCGGTATCCTTTCAGACTTTCATATTCCTCAACTACTTTGGAATCTTCTTTCTCAAGGTATTGCGGTAATAATCCTGTCCTCCGCGCAACATTCACCAACTGTTCATCAGATAAAGCCTCCAATGATTTCAGCCGCTCGTTTGTTTCGTTTAATTCTTTTTCTTTTTCAGCAAGGGTCGCTTCGGCGTTCTTCCTCCGGATATTGATTTCGTGGATTCGCTCATTGACTTTTTCCTGGGCGTTTTCTGTCAGACCCGGGATCTCGTCCTTTGCGATCTTCCCCTCATCCTCCGGCTTCACCTCCGTCAACTCTTCCGTAGGGGCCGCGCTCGCCGCGCGCCCATCTTCGCCCACAACTGGTTCCGTAGTTTGTTTTGCAGTTTCCCCGCCCGCGTCCGGTATAACCGCCGCGGCGACGACAGGTTCCGCATCGCCAACTACTACTGCGTTTTCATTATCCATAATGTTTCCCCCATTATTAAGGCTTGCCCTGCATAGCCGCTGTGGCGACGCAGGGTTGTCCCTTTGAATTATCCGTCAAAGTATCGGACCAGGGCTTTCCCTGATAACCACATTCTCGGGCATGTAAATAAATTTCACAAGGGGGTACTGCTCTAACGGGGACTAAAAGAGACTAACGGAGCCTAAAAGAGACAAAATAACCAAAGACAAAAAGGCGTCCGGGACCATTTCCCGAACGCCTTTTCGTTTTCCGCTTTCCAATTTCTGATTTCTAATTACTGTTTTCTCTCCTTCTTCACCTCGCGTTTCTTCCTGTTCCCCTCCTGCGCTATCTCAATAATTCTTTCCTGCGCGTCTCCCAGTGCGAACGCCTCGCCCGCGCTATACGCCCGCGCCATACCTTCCATTCCGCGTATTATCGTCTGTTCCACGGCATACTCTTCTAATCCTTTCAGCACATAGAGTATCGCTTTCAATACCGGCGTCTCCTCGTCCACCGCCAGCATCTCTTCCAATTTCTCTTTGTCTATCGTCGGTGTCCGTTCAATCATCATCCGGATCGTCCGCCGCGCCCGCCGTCCCGCAAAATAATTCTCCAGCCATTTTATCATATCTCCCCTCCTTGTTTAATTTGTAATGCCCTCTCCACATCTTCATCAAAATACATTCCGCGCCTCTTCCGTCCTATCATTCTCCGTTTCAAAAATCCTTTCTTCACCAGTTTATAAAAGAAATTTTTACTTATCCCGTATTTCTCTCTTATCTCCGCCGGCTTGATAAACCTCGCCATACTCCTCTCCTTTTTTTTCTATCCACTATGCGCTATCTAAATCGGCAATCTCCTCCTGCTCCCATACCTCTTTAATCCCGGCCTGATCTTTATTCCGTAACTCATGCCTCCTCTCGTTCTTTCGCTTTCCGGATCCGCATAATCTAAATCCGCTGTATAAAAATATCTGATTAAATCAATCGGCTCTTTCATCGCGCCCTTATCCCTGTCCACGTTCATCCAATTCTCCATCGCGTAAATCGCATTCTCACAATCCTCGCAGATAAAGAATTTTGGCGCCGTGAGCATCTTGCCGTCATCGTCCTTCTCATAATTCAATGCTGAATTTATCTTGCTCACCCCGTCCTGGATTTCCGCCCCGGGTGTCAAATTGAAATATAATCCTATCTCGTCAAATACCGTTTGTAACGTAACCGGACGGTCGTTCTCAATCCGCGGCGCGCTTGCCGCCCGACTGTCCATGAATCTATCCTCCATGATCTCGTCCGCCCGTGTCTCGGTGGAGTCAGGGTCGCCCCCTGCCCAATCAATCAATTCTTCCTCATCAATAAACTTCTCCCCACTCTTTTCCCATTTTCGGTATTCTTCCCATCCTTCCAATCGCGCGATCTCCATTTTGTATTTCAAACTGCCAAATCCAAATGATCTTTGCGCGTCGCCCCGGGCCCCGTCGTTCATCCCGTCGTTTCGCCCACTCGGGATCGCCCATGGCCCCGGCATCCCAATCCCCGGTATCTCATATTTCCCCGGCCACTCCCTGTAATAATAAACAATACCTTTAATCACGATGAACCAGGCTATAAAATAATTCCGGTCCGCCGCCGGATCCACAAACATATACCGCCTCCCCTCCGTCGGAACATCCGATCTCTTGATCACGTGCACCTCCCGATTAAATGTCGGAAACATCGCACTGATTGTCTTCTCGGCCTGACCGTAAAATCGTTCCCGGACCATTGCCGCCGTTTTCTTCCGTAAACCGGCAATGCTTTCCTTTAAGTTTCCATACGGATTGTCCTGCCCCCAAAAATAAACCACTGCCTTTCGTTCATCCACGCATTTCAATACTCTTGGAAGTTCCTCAAACCTTCTATTCTGACTACTGACTACTGACTTCCCTGGCCCGCCGTAGCCTGGCGAAGGGGGCTGACTTCTGGCTTCTTCTTTAAGAATCCATCCGTAAACATCCTCCGCTCTGCTCCCCGGCGATTGCGCTATGTATCCCTTCTCCACTTCCATCTTCCATAACTCGTCATATTCCTGCCGCGTGATCCCTAACGCCGGTCCCTCTTCCCGTTCTCCGCCATCCACCGGACATAAATACGCCATTCCCTTCTGCGCCGCCGCCGCCCCGTCGCAAAATATTTTTACCGTTGGTGAATATCCGTTTATCGGTGTAAAAGTCAGGATCGCCCGCCCAGCCCTGGTGATTAACCTGTTCCGGATCTCCTCCACCCAATCGGCCGGGATCAATTCGTCCGGTAGGATCAAATCCGCCTCTAATCCCTGCAAGGCCGTGTCCCGATCCTGCATGTAGTTCAGAAACGTGCATTCGCTATCATTCGGCGTAATAAATGAATTCTCCGAAAACCCCGTCTTCTTTTTGTATTTTATATAAGCGGTTACTGTCGCCATCTGCGTTCTCCATTCCGGCGGCATATATTTATAGAACAATGGTTGCTGATCCCTGACACTCCTCGGATTGCTCATGTGCATCGGATACACCCTGCTCCCAACCTTCTTAACCAACATTAACGCCCCCCTCTTGGCCGAATATTCCGACTTCCCCGATCTCTGTCCCCCCAGGATCAGCAACATCTTCACCGGTGTTTTATATCCCATCTTCTCCCGTAGCCGCCGACTCCATTCGTCCCATCCAAATCCAAACCGTCCCTTTAATTTCTTCTCCAATCTCTCATTCCCCCAATCAAACCCCAACAGTGCGTCGCAAACATGCCAGATCGGCGGTTCATACCCGTATTCCAGCGGATAATACTCCTCCGCCGCAATCAGGTCCGACCTCATCTTCCATAACTTTCGGACCGCATCATCTTCGCTAATCCCGTTCTGTTCCGCCTCTACGCGGATCTCCCCTAAACCCGCCGCCGGTATCACCGGATGCCATTTCATCCCGCTCATTTCAACATCCCTTCTCTCTTATCTAAAAATAAATCATCTAAGAACCAAATTATCGTTTTTGTCCGCCTCGCACGGGCCACGCGTAATACGCCGTCACCTTAGTACTGACGTCCACGAGGCCGTGGTACAGGAACACGCACCACGCATAATCCGCACCGTTCGCGTACGTAGCGCTGGACCAGTAATAATCCAACTGGACAACGTTGAAAGGATGTCCGGTCGGTAATGCAGGACAGAAATTACTATAATCAATCAGACTGCATAACTCTTGTATGGTAGGTAATCGCCAGTCTGTTTTGCCGCCATAATTTAAGTTGTTGCAACTGGATAAAGCATTAAACCATGTTACCCTTCCAAGTTGATTTGCGTTCCGTGCCCATATTAAACCGGTCAGGTTGTCCTTTACGCACTCAGTGTTAGTCTGGACGGTGAATCGTTGTTTATTCAATCGTTTTGTTTTCATGGTCTCTTCCTCTCTGTTATGTTTTGTTTCCTCTTATCCCAAAACGGCACTCCTGCCGCTTCGGATTGTTTATATAAATCCTCAATCCATTCATCTTTGTATGGTCGTTTATTTGGTCCCGTCTCCGGACCGGCAATAACCCACTTGAGTTTGCGGTAATTAAATCCGCCAAGAGGTTCCAATAGTTGAATCTCGCAAGCGGCCTTGTCATAGTCCGAGAGAAGGTAGGGTTCCAAATTCACCGGGTCCAGTATCGGTTCCACGCTGACAAAATGTTTCGCCGCCGGGATAGAAAGTAGAATCGGGATCCGTTCGTCCGCCCGTGTCTGATTCTCGGCGGTTACACCAATCCAGATATGTTTTATCGGTTCGCGGCTTAATAAAAATGATCTCGCGATTAACGGTCTCTTCGTCAAAACCAGAAATGTATGTTGTGGCGAATGTTCCATGACATGCCAAATATCCAACAGCCATTGGCCTTGCACGTCGGGATGAAAGAGATCTCCCATTGAACTGACAAATATCATGCTTGATTTTTTTAGTTTAAGCGGCTCATCCAACCTGTTCGGATGAAACGTCACGTCAAACGGTTCTTTTAAATCGTATCCAACTCTGCCGCGTAACCGCGTTTCTGCCAGTCGTTTCGCCCAGCAGTTCAGACAACCCTCGCTTTCCGGACTGCATCCCGTCACCGGATTCCACGTCGCATCACACCATCCGATCTTATTATTTATGTTCATTCCCCAAACTCCCCTTCCATCCACTTCATCGTGTAATCAATCAAACTCCGCATGAAACGAATGTCCGGATTGTCCGTCATTCCGTTCGGTTCAAAATCCTGATACATTAACTTCTCCTTGATCTTCGCAAACCCCACTCCATGTTGCAGACAAATTGACAATAATATCCCGGCCACAATACACAGTCCGGATAACGTCGTCCCCTTCTCATCCACCTGCAAAAATACTTCCCCGGGTCGCCCATCCTCATACATTCCCACCGTGATATACAACTTCACCGGCCGTGGTCCGGATTGAATCTTCACCCGATGCGTTACGCTCCTCCTGGTATCTGGTAACCGTTCTCTCATTTTCCTAGTTCCAATTCCGGAGCGGTCCCCCGCCGCAATCTCATCATTTCCCGCCGGCCGTCTTGCGCCCGGATAAAATTATCCGCAAACCCTAACACCGCATAGCCACCGGGTTCTCCTTCCTTATGTTCAAGAAATCTGACGCGGTTACGCCGGATCAATTCTTCCACTGTCATTAAATGCACCGCGCCTCTCTCATCCCAAACCACCGCCCATAATTTTTTAATTGTGTCTTCCATGTTTCACCTGCCTTTCTTATGCTGTCATTCCCGCGAAGGCGGGAATCCAGTTTCTTCAAATCGTGAACGCCTCGTCCGCCTCATCAAACCTGAAATAATGCGGCAAAAACCACATCGGAATTTTCCCCGTTTCCCCGTTCTGGTGTTTCATTACGTCCACCCACATCGGACGTCTCTGTTTCGTCTCCTTTGTCTCCGCCTCCTTCTCGTCCTTATAAACAAATATTACTACCGCCGCGTCTTGTTCCAGACTTCCGCTTCCGCGTAGATCGCTCAACCGCGGTGTTCGTTCGTTCTTCTCCACTTCCCGACTTAACTGACTCAATACAATTATCGGTATCTCCAACTCAAACGCCAACGCCTTTAAAACTTGAAGAACAAATGTAATCTCCTGGTTTTCATTCCAGCCTCGCTTCGTCTCTCTCACTTGGACTTGCTGGACATAATCAATCGTCAATAAATCCAATCCGTGCCGCGCTTTGATCATCCGGGCCCAGGTACAGATTGACCGCAACTCACGGTCCCGCGTGTTCAACCACATCGGTAAATCCTGAATTTCTTTTATTGCTTCCTTGACTTGTTCCATCTGGCTTTCCCCGGCATATCCATACGCAAGTTTTGGTAAACTCACCCCGGCCGTATAAACCACATTCCGCGCCAGGATCATTTTATCTGTCATATCCAATCCAATTCTCCCCACCTTCTTTCCGTTTTGCGCATTGAACAACGAAATACATCCTTCAATCGTTGTTTTTCCCTGACTCGGACGACCAGCTAAAATCACCAATCCGGCCTCAACTCCGCTGATCATTTTATTTAACTCACCCCATGGTGTCAGTAATCCCTTCTTCCTCTCTCCGCCCGCCTTCGCTAATTCCCAATCGGCATATAACTCGGTCAGTATGTCTTTTTTTGTCTTCTCATGGATCACTTCGTCAATGATCTCCGCAAACTTTGCCGGGATGTTTTTTAACAATTCATCACCTCTATCCGCGGTTGCGGTCTCCCCGCTGATCTCCGCGCATACTCCGATAATCCGTTCCTTAATAAATCCCTGTCGGACCATGTCCAAATAATATTCCGCATGAGCCGATGATGGCATTGCGTCCATGCACCTGTTTAAATACATTGACCCTCCCACCCTTTCTAAATCACCTTGTCTGCCGAGATAATCTGATACCGTGAGCGTGTCAACCACCATCGCCTTATCCATCATATCGTAAATTGCCTGAACGATAATCTGGTTGTGTTGTTGGCTCCATGCCGACGCTTTAAGCATCATCCGATTGTGTGAATACGGCACCACTCGTTCCGGTTCAAATAACATCGCTCCAATCGTCGCCATCTCCGCCTGTTCCATCTCTTCGTTCATTTTTTTTCCTTCCTTTTTCTTCTAAATTAATTCTTTTTCACTTCCGGAATCATTCCCTCCACAATCCCTAATCCTTCCTTCGCCGCCTCATCTTCCGGATCCGGGCCATTCACCGCATCCGGTTTCCACGCCCTGGCCGTTTTTTTTTGTAAAATTTCATCATTCCAACGTTCACCATTTAACCAAGTTGTCGGATGCGGAATAAATTTTCCACCATCCCGACACCATTGTTCGCTCTGTTTGTAATGATTAAGTCCCGTTAATATCTCTTCTATCTTCAAATCAAGATTCTTTCTTTGCCAGATCAATAACGTTTCTTTCTTTTTTATCTTTCTCGGATATGAACTCCAAAATTGTTCAAAGGAAGACGGCAAAAGGGCATGACCATCTCCTTTCCTTTCCCTTCCCTTCCCTTCCCTTCCTGCGTTCCCAAGTGCTTCCCCGTTGCTTCCCGATTTTTCTCGGGTGTTACCCAATTTTTCCCGAGTGCTTCCCGATTTTTCTCGGGTGTTACCCAATTTTTCCCGAGTCTCCGGTGCTGGAATTTCTGTCTCAAATTCTGATTCTTTCCCCATTATTCGTTGATGTTTTTTAAAGTTCACCACTTCAATATAAGCCTTGTCGTCCACGGTATATCTTTTAATGAACCCTTCCTTGTCCAATACGGTCAAAAGTTCATCTACGTTCACATCTTCGTAAGGTAAAAGTTCAACCTTGATTAACCTTGGACGGTCTTCCAGCCGACCCTTCCGGTCAGCCATTAGCCAAAGACCGATAAATAATAACCTTGTTTGTGCCGGTAGATCCGCCAGTTCTTCATCCTTAAAGAATTCTGGCTTTATTGTCCTTATTCTCATTTTTCATTCCTTAATTTTAAGATTGCAACGTAATGGGCCTGTTTGTAATGAAGGATTTTCTCAATCTCTGTCTCAATCAACTTCAACTGAATCCGTAGTTTTTGCGCATCCATATCCAGTTTCGCCATCTCAATCAGATATGAGTTTTCCGTCTGACACATTTCCGACGCTTTTTTCATCAGTTTTTCCTTTCTTTTGTTGGCAATCAATCAAACGTGCATTCGGCCTGTTCCAATTCATTCTTGATCTGTTCTAGCCGGATATACTCCTGTTCCATCATCAGCGCCGCCTCTGAACAACGGCTCTTGGCCTGTTTAATCCTGCTCTCCTGCTCCCGCACGCGCAGTTGCAGTTCTTTCACTCGGTATTCTTTCTCCTTCATTCTTTACCTCCACACCAGGCGTGTTACCAAACTCCCCGTGCCCGCGGCAGTCTTCCAATAAAATCCCATAGTGCCCCTCCGGAATGGACCAGTTTTTCGGCCGTAATCTCCGTCCCGAGAAAAGTGGAATTTTTTGGAACAAAATTCTCATTCGTCCTTACTCTTATCACTATTCTTTCTCCGTCTTTCTCCGCCTCCATGTATTTGCGGTTTTTTTTGTAAATCACCGTCACAAACGCCGACTTGCTAGAATCCCCTACGATGCCCGCCGTTTGATAATTCCCGCCCCCCCTTGTCTTGACCTGTATGGCCGCCTCGGCGACGCAGGGCGCCCAATCCACCCCACATAAAACCGCCATTTTTTGGGCTCCGGCGGTCGTATAGGTAATTCTCCGATCTACAAACTCATAGTCCGTTCCGCGCACCAGTTTTTTTTTGAAATCCGCAACAGTCTTTCTCGGAAGTCCTAAATCCTTCGCCAGTTTTTCTTCATCAACCGTAAAACTCATATTCGCCTCCTGTCTTTTTCTTCGTTCACTTCCCCTTTGCTGATAATTTTGTCCGCTCATAAACCCATTTGTGTTTCCAAGGGCCCGTGCCACACCCGCGATCCCCCCCCCTCCCTTTCACACGCATCTGTCTTAAATTCATGGCGCAAAATTTCCTTTGCACCTGTCCCGGCCTCTCGCTCCCTGGTTAGCCGGCGCCATGGTAACGACGCATAATCTTTATTATGTGTTCTAATTGCGTTTCCTGTTTTCTGTTGTAACACGTTGCTCTTTAAATGTTTGCCTTGTTATTCTGTAAATCGCTTAGAGTAGTTGAATCTGTCCCCTTTTGGGCGCTCTCATTCTGATCAATGTTGACGGGCATTGCGTCAACCCGGTGGGTCGTCTGCCCTATCCTGTTTTCCGGGCCTTGTTTGTCCGGATCCGTGCGGTCCATCATATCTGATTTCCCCGGGTCATAAGGTATAGCCGAGTCCAAGATCGCAGCGCTTGGCTTGTCCTGGACGTGGTTTATTTCATCCGGAGCCCGGTTTGCAGCGGTTTCTGTCAATTCCGCAGTTGCCGGCTCGTCAGTTGCCACCAATTCCGCCTCAACCGCCTTTTGTTTTTCCGCCGCTCTCCTCAAACCCATCAGATATTGTTCAACGTCGTCATGACTGACTCCATGAGTTACTTCAATTCTCTGTGTCGGTCCGCCGGATAATAACTCTGCCTTGTCGGCCAGGATGCCAAGCAAGATACCTAAATCCTTGACCGGGATCTTATCCACGCTGTCCCGGGTGATCTGGTCAAGTATTGCTTCCAAACATAATCGCGCGGCAGACCGGCACCGTTGCGCTATCTGTTGCTTTTGTATATCTATGCTCGGCGCCTCACGTTCCCGAACGGCCAGAACCGTATTGGGACTGATACCCAGAATCTTTCCAATCCGGATTGCGCCCAAACCTTCTGCCGATAAATATACGACAGCCTTATACTTTTCAGAATTATGAGAAAAAAGACGCTCGCCGGTAAAGTTACCATTTGCCTCTTCTTCTTTTAAAACAGCTGGAAGGAAATCAGAAAAAAACTCGCTTTGACTCAATAATGATGTTGGCTGTGTCATATAGATTGTTGTTCGGTTAAAGATAGTTTGTGAGTTGCTAAAAAAACACGAATACGCTCGGCAGCGGCTTGCCAGGTTGGTGAACGAAATTCATAATAATAATCACGGGGCATTGGAGGTTTAACAATTCCCAAAAAAACACCGTTGGGCAAACGGCGAATATCAATGCGTGTAATATCGGGATGGGGATAATTCATCGGTGGATCTCCTTAACTGTTACTTTGATTTTTCCTTGGCGCAGATCGGCACCCAGGGCACAAAAAGCGGCGGGAGTGAGGTCAATGATAATACCTTTGGCAGTTGGACCATTACCGGGACCGTAATCAATTTGTTTGACTATGATGGATTTACCAGTGGCAGAATTGGAAATGCAAAAAAAATGCCCAAACTCGCGGGAGCGGCGGGCACATGTAAGCGCGGATTCGTCGTAGGGCCGGCCAGATGCGGTCAGGCCGGTATGATTACCCTCTCGGGCACAACTGGCACGGGTATAATAGGTGGCAAAACCTGAGTCAGCACAAACTCCACAGACTAATATAAAAAACAAAAAAAAGTCAAGCAGAAATATGAGCATATTCTACACAAGCGATTGCGTAGAATATATCTTATGTCTACTAACTTTTGACACAAGAACGCAACCGGTTGGCCTTTGGTAATGCATTATTGGATTAACTCCACAAGCGGAGCGTTGTTGCTCCGTGTTTGACCGTGATATGATTGGAAATAATCATTATGAGTCTTTTGATAGGATAGAAATTACCAGATTTCATGATTTCGTCAACAACAATCTTCAAAAATCTTTTACCCCCTGGCGGCCGGGCTCTGGAGTGTATCCCCGCGGGCCCGGCCGCTTGTGTTATCATTTGACCGCTTCAATAAGGGTCATTGTTGCAAACGATATAATGCTTATTGTTATGATTAAAAAAAACATGGTCAATCTCCTGGCGCGGAAAATCGTGGCAGAAAACAATTATCCAGCTTGCCGGTTTTGCGGTTCAGGTTGTTTATAATACCGCATACATCATGCAGAAAATTGAAGTTGTCGGCCTTTAATAATTCGCCCAATTTAAGAGGGCATGAAATATGCGCCGCCATAATATCCATTTCAGTGCCCATCCGGTCTTTAATGTCAATCAAGGTTTTCGCCCGGTTGATTATTTCAATACATTTATCTTGGTCGGTTTGTGTGATTTTCTTCCAGTTTATCATCTTATGTCTCCTATTTTGCGGACCGGGCCCGCTTGGTTGCTTTCTCAACGATTGCGTCAATGTCTTTGTGCGGCTTGGCGATCCAGACAGCCAGGATCTCTTCCCGTTTAAGCGCCAAGGCACGGGTGCGCGGATCGTAATTGAGTTGATCCATGACTGCCGCCGGATCCACTTCAACATAACTCTTATTGTTAAAGGTTACGGCAACATCATCCGCATTAAACACACTGACCCGGGCCTTATTATCCAGGACAACGCCCTGCCCTTGCGCCAGGGCCAGGACAACTAGCATTTGAATGTTTATCATGCGAGTTTCGCCCCCATTATATTAAGATCGTCAACCGTCCAAACTTGGTTG